AATACCGTTCCAATTTTCTTCTCTTATAGAAGGTTTAAGTAGGTTATAAGCTTCTGTTATTAGTTGAAAAGTTTTTTCTGGTACTTTTACAACTTTAAATCCTAACTCAGAAAGTTTTGGTAAATCTTCACTCTTAGAAAATACTTTCTCTACTTGTGTTTGTGGGGTAGTCAATTCTAAGTATTCTTTACCTAATCTAGCATCTTCTGTACCATTGAATACATTTTCTCTAAACCATTTTGTTATAATAACTTTCCTTCCTTTTTTAACTGGTAAGCCGGCGTGTAATGCTGCAGAATTTTCCGTACCTGTACCGCTTGAGTTTTTCCATACAACTGCTGTTCCTTTAATTGGTTGGAAAGTTTTACCAATAGTCGGAAAATCTGTTTCTCCTCCTTCTTCTACATCGTTTAGGTAGATCATAAAAGTCCAGGTTCTTTGACCACTGGATAAGCAATGGTTATGGTAAGCTTCTTTACCAAAGGCATCTTGATGATGTCTAAATTCCTGACCTACTTCGTAAATTTGTCCTTGAGTAGGTTCTGAGTATTGTTTTTCTATACCTAATGTAGTATAGATTCTCTGATCAACCATTGATATTACAGGATCGTCATCTCTAAGTACTGCAGTAGAACTTGTACGCCCTGCGTCATACTTGGCTGATTCAGTTCCTGTACCTGCAACTCTAGAACGTTCACTATTTTTTTGAGTTAGTCCGACAATATAATCACACTCCTCTTGATTTAGAAACTGTGGAATTGAAAATATTTCTAATCCATGGTCGTTTTGTATATATATTCTTTCCATATATGAGTTTTAATATTAACCGTCACAAGCTACACAATCTTCTGCAGTTCTGCTTCCTATATCTCCATTAATAACAGAATCTGTTCTTAGATAATATAAGGTTTTTATTCCTAACTTCCAAGCTGTCTGGTGAACTAGATTGATAAATCTAGGACTATCTGTTGGATCAAATGCTAAATTTAATGATTGCGTTTGATCAATATACTGCTGGCGTATGGCGGCTTGTTCTACTAGCTGTAGTTGATTGATTTCCGCAAATGTTAAGAAGATTGGTTTATCTTCTGTTGGCATTACGTCTTCTGGTAAGTTTGCAATAGAACCTCTATCTTTCATAATCTGGTCCCATACTTCTTCTGTATTATGACCTCTTTCTAATAAATAGTTTTCTAGTTCAGGATTTTTACGAATAAAAGTTCCCTTCCCTGAATTGAATGTATAGATATTTGCTGGTAGTGGTTCTATGCCTGCAGATACTCCTCCAGATATAGTTGAGTTTGAAACTGTAGGAGCTATAGCTATTAAATGAGTATTTCTCATACCTGTACCTTTACACCAAACTGGTTCTCCGTATTCATCAGCTAACTTTCTAGAAGCAGCTTCTGCTTGTGTTTTGATTTGAGAAAAAATTTGATGAGTGAGGCTACTTGCAGCAATACTAATAAATGGAATTTTTTTCTGTTGAAGTAATGTATGCCATCCTAGTACTCCTAACCCTACAGCTCTACCTTTTTTAGCAGAACGGTGAGCTCTGATTAAAGACTCTTTTCCGTTTGTCTTAACTAAAAATTCTTCCATTACTCCATCAAGAAAGTAAGTTGCTGTTTCAATCAAATCTGTAGCTTTCCATTCTTCCCATTTCGCTAAGTTAACTGAACTTAAACAACAAATAAAACTATGTTCTTCGTCAGTATGTAAAGTGATCTCAGAACAAATATTCGTCATAGTTACTTCTAGGTTGTTCCTAATATATGCTTGAGGGTTTGCATTATTCACATTATCCTTAAACATAATATAAGGTTCACCTGTCTCCACTCTAGTCTTTAGGATTTCAATCCAGACATCCATTGCCTCAGGGTCTCTACGTTCGATCTTTTGCATAAAGCTATCATCTACTACTACACATTGATGCAGATTTAGACACTGTCTGTTCGGATCTCCCTTAGGTCTCCTTATTTGTAGAAATTCCTTGATATCTGGGTGATTGATATCTAAGTTAACTGAAGCGGCTCCTCTACGTACTGCTCCTTGGTTAGTAGCAATGATGGTAGAGTCATAAATCTTTGCCCAAGGAATAACTCCCTCAGATTGACCTAAATCACCATTACCAATTTTAGCACCTCGGCCTCTAATTTTAGAAAGTCCAATACCTACACCTCCTCCTAGTGAAGTAAGTCTCATCAATTCAGCATTTGTTAATCCAATCCCTCTGATAGAGTCTGGAGTATCTATACCGAAACAAGAAATAGGTAATCCTTTATCCGTACCTGTATTAGATAGTACCGGAGAAGCTAAATTTAACCATCCTTTCCATATATACTTAAAGAACTTAGCAGCTAAATCTGGGCGATCTAATCGTGCCGCTACTGTATCTGCTACTCTTTTGTATGCCTTACGAGGGGTTTCTCCTGGAAGTAAATATCCTTTTGAAATCGTTGCTAAAGAAATCTCATTCATCCATTCAGGATAATCTTTTCCTGCCTCCCAGGAGGAAGTATCTACTTGTAGTGCCATTTGTTCTATCTAATTATATGTTATTAAAATGCTTTCGACCAATCCATATGCCCTTTAGAATAGTTTGTTACTCTATTAGCAAAAAAGTCTGTATGCTGTTTACCTGCAATTACTGCATCAAACCATTTCATAGTCTTCAATGCTCCGGTATCGATTTGATCTGATGGGATAACAGGTTTCAAACCTAAATCTCCCATTTTAGTATTAACTCTATGCTTAATAAAGTTTTTTAATTCTTCCTTAGATAGGTTCTCTAGATCTCCTAGTTCAAAAACCTTATCGATGAAATCGAACTCAAGTTTTAGTGCTAAGTGAGCTGCAGTTTCAATCTCTTTTTGTAACTTTTCAGTTTTAATTTTTGGATATTCACTTAGTAGTTGTCTGAATAGCCAACAACCAGCTTCTGAGTGTAGTGATTCGTCTCTTACAGACCATTCTACGATCTGTCCTATACCTTTCAGTTTATTTCTCATTTTAAATGATAGTAACACTGCAAAAGATGAAAATAAATTAACTCCTTCAGTAAAAGCTGAGAAAATAGCTAATGACTTGGCTCTTTCATGCCAATCCGGGGTACCGTCGTGGCTATCTCTTACCTCCATTAACGATTCAATTTTAGCTTTAGTTGCATCATCTTCTAAAAACTCTGCAAAATTATCTAAGCCTAACTGTTCGTTAAGTAATGAATAAGCTTCAGCATGTATAGTTTCAAATGATCCAAAAGTAGTAGCCATCATAATAACTTCTGGCTTTCTGAACCAGCTAGTTACTAACCCTGTCCAGTAATCATTAACTACTGTCTCTGTTTGAGCAAATCCTTTTAATATACCACCGACTACATTTTTCTCATGATCCTTCAAGTTAGATTTCCAGTCTGTAACATCTTGTGCCATTGGTACTTCTGTGTGTAGCCAATGAGCTTGTTGTTGTTTCAACCAGTAATCGTACGCCTTAGGATATTCAAATGGCTTATAAACTACTCTTACATCTCTTAGTCCCATAGTATATTTTTAAGGTTTTAAATAATAAAATCCCCGTTGATTCTAGCTAAAAATGCTACCGGGGATGTAGAAATAAATAGCAACTTGCTCAAAGGTGTTCTCAATTTTCTTCAAAAAATTTTCTTGCAATCTCAAAATGTGTACCTTGAGGACTGCTAGCTCCATCATCTATAATAGCTTTACTTTCTACCTCAATGTGACCATTGTTAGTATCCATTTTTATATTATATGTCATACCGTCCTGCCCATATCGGTTTTTCATAACGTGTAGACGTCCTGTACCTAGAACTTTATCTTCTTTCTGTCTAGATAAAGATAAACAGATATCAGCTACCATCATCTTATCATAAGAACCTGCTGCTTTATCGCCTTCAATTACATTATCTCTAGCACCCAAACGGTTGACTTGAGAAGGAGTAAGTACTGGGATCTTTAATTCTTTAGCTAAACTTTTAGTAGCAATGAATACATCATCAATCTCATCTTTACGTTCAGTAAACTTTACTTTTGAAGGAGCCTTTAAGTAATCAACATAGTCAATGACAACCATATCAGGCTTATGTCCCATATCAATACACTTCTGAATATGGCTCTTAATAGTAGTTACTGTTGCTGCCTTAGGAGCATATTCTTTTACTATAAGCTTACCTTTCAAATTATTAATTTGAGCTTCTACGTCTTTTCTATGTCTATTTACCTCGTCGATAGAATATCCTGTAAAGTAACAGTCGAATCGTTTACCTACGTAATCTTCTCCTAATTCAAGAGTATAGTAGTTAACTTTAAATCCTAACTTAACTGCATGTGCTGCTGCAGCTACCATAGTCCAAGACTTACCGCCACCTGGGTTACCGAATATGATAATTAAGTCACCTGGTCCCCATCCTCCTTGAATAGTTTGATTCATTGCAGGCCATGGTGTAGGTATAGTAGGTCTATAATCTCTTCTATATCTAGATTCTACATCCTTATCATACTCGTGTCCGATATTTTTATCCATCGCAGCTTTCATAGCTTTCTCGATTAGATTTCTGATACCTTCAAAATCGCTTTGCTTAAGTAAGTCTGCTGAGGATAAAATAGCAGCTTTCATCTCTTGATTTTTACAGAAAGTAGTAAATTCTTCTTCTACGTAATCTAAATCATCTTGAGAAGCAGCATAAGAGTTTCTCAACTCTTCTTTTAGTGCTACTTGTAGTACTTCGTTTTCAACTTTTTGAAGTTCAACCTTAAGTACATCCATCGTAATCGTAGTATGATACTTATCGAAGTATTTCAAAATCTGACCAATAATCCACTTATGAGAATCCGAGTCAAAATACTCTTCTTTTAGTACGTCTCTTACTGTAAGTAGAAATCCCTTATCAGTCAATAAGGCACCGATTACCTTAATCTGGAAAGGTTTTCCATATTGCGTTAACTTCTGCAATGTCATATAACTTATTGTTTAAAAACCGTTAATGTTCTAAAATTCTCTAACCAACCTTCTGTATTCTTAGTTATCCCTTCAATCTTATCTATATCTAGTAGATGCAAAAAGGCTCCTGTTTGTAAAGGTGGTATAGGTTCTTTTAATACATTTAATATATGAAGTATTTCTTTATCATCCAACTGACCTTTATGTAAATTCATCAGTTGATAATTTATTTTTACTCGGTCCCAATTGTGAATTATTTTAGCAAAAATTGACTTACCATCTAAATTCTGTTCGCATACTAGGTAGATATCCTCTAACTCATAGTTAGGATTAGTCAATAGTCCTGGAAATTCTTTAACCAAAGTTTTTAAACCTAATCCCTTGACCCCAGAAAGATTATCTGAATTATCGCCTAGTAGAGCTTTAACTATATTATAGTTCTGAGGAAGTACTTCTAGTTCTTGTATAATATTATTTTTTGTAAATAGAGTCTTCTTGATAGGGGAGTATACTGATATACACCCATCTATTAACTGTAAAAAATCTTTATCAGAAGAAACAATAGTAACTTGTTTTCCGGATGCTGATGCTCCTAGAGCTAAGTCTGCAATAATATCATCTGCTTCTAACTTCTCCATTGTTAGGCAGTGTATTGGTAAGCATTCTAGATAATCTTTTAATCTATCTAATTGAGCAGATAATGATTCATACTCTTCTTGCTTACTCTCATACATCCCCCAGTTAGTTATACGTGTATGCTGTCTTTGTGCTTTGTAGTTTGGATCTATGTTCTTTCTATTTACAGAAGAACCTTTGCCATCAAATACACATATTACTCTAGTCGGGTCAATTGTTCGTACTAAATAACCTAATGACCTAAGGAAACCTACAAGGCCACCGATATGGTAGCCTTGAGGATTCATTGCTTTGAGTGTTGAGAAGCTACGAATAAACGTATTCATAGAATCTATGATCAATAAATGATCGTTTAACTCTCTAGGCGGGGATTCTTTTAGGTTTTTTAAAATTTTGCTATAGTCTGTCATTAATCTTCTAGTATTCCTGTTATGATTTCATCTTCTTCCATGTCTCCTTCTTCGACTAGACTAAAATCAACAGATCCTAAAAGTTTAAGCCAATGATCCTTATGTGAATCTTTATACTTATCAATTGCTTTCTTATCGTCAGCAATAAACCCGTGAGGTGTCATTACAATTCTACCTCGTGTTTGTACACCTTCTATATGGTTCTTTTCAATTTGTATATTTGTTCTCTTAGCAAATTCAACTTGTAAGCCGCTTTTGATAGCTTTGATTTTAGAAGTACCTGGGTTAGTGATGTTACCGAATGTAATTACTAATGTTGCATCATACCACATCGACATACCGCCTTTATTTTGTAGTTTAGGCTGAGACATCGGTGAATCTGGTTTCTGTGTCCATACCTTATTAATAGCTACTAGAGTATTAGTATATGGAGATCCTTCTTTTCTAGATAATAGAATCTTCTGATTAAGGTTATTACCAAACTGAGTAGACATTGCACCTGCATTCCATTCGTTGTTATTCTTATTAGATCTAATTGAAAGTTCACATGGTACTGAACCTACAGAGTCCCAGAAGAAACACATATCGTGAGGTAGGTTTCCTTTTGCCTGTTCATCTAATAAATCTGCAATGTATGCAGCTACGTCTTCAATCGTATTGAGTGAACCTCTATCTGAATAAAGAAAGAAACCTTCATAATCAGTAATCTCACCTGAGGATTCATCTATTACTTCTTGGAACTGTAGTCCCATTTCTTTAGCATGTTGCCAAGACCATTTCATTTCAGTAATAATTAATACTGGTAGGATCCCCATTTTTTGTGCAGATACTGCTGCTTCTAGTAATGCAGTAGTTTTTCCTGTATCGCTATGCCCACGGAGTAGGGTTATATGCCCCGTAGGTATGCCCGGTATAGACGTAATATCTTGAAAAGCTTTTGACAGAGGAATCCATCCTTGTTCTTTGAACTTTACCGATGCATTAGCGAATCCTTTTTTCTTCTTAAAATTACTTAAGTTGAATCCACTCTTGACTATAGCAGATGCTTTTTCTGCTGTTGCGCTTTTTGCCATTTATTCTATTCGTTAAAAAGGTCATCAAATTTACTTACCGTGTCTTTCATACCAGGAGCAGTAGTCTCTAGAGTAAAGTCAGTTGAATGACTTCCTATAGTCTGACTCATAGTATCTACCGGGGCAGCAGAAGCTTCTTCTTCTGCAGAACCAGGAGTTAAGTAACTTTGCAATTGCTTTTTAATATACTCATAGTCATATTGAGTATGAATCTCAACAGGGTGTGGTTGTGTATTTAACCATGCATCGACCAATTCAGCTTTATCTGATAGAGGTGTTTGTTTTGGTCGAATACGAACCGAGGTGGTTGGATAAGGATTACCTGCAGCAACTTCTACTACTAAATCCCATCCGTTAATAACGTCTGTGTAATCTCCTACTTCCTCGTCTTGAGCTAATGCTAGTAACGCTTTGTAGATAGTTACACCAAAGCCCCATAATCTAACACCTTTTTCTTCTTCACCTCGTACAACTACGGGTGCAAATACACGTGTTTTGGGGTTAAGTTTACCGGCTAACGTCCAGTTATCCTTATCTGAGGTTTTCTTTAATTCTTTAATGAATTCCTCAATAGGATCTTGTTTACCAAAATTAGATAAAGCCGCCATTGGGTATTTACCGATTCCATAATGAAACTTTACTTCTTTGAAAGGAAGATTAGGATCAAACTTAGAAGGTACAATACGAATGTTGCTTTTACCGATTTCAGGTTTCCAGAAAGTAGCAGAATAGTCTACCTTCTCTCGTTCTTGTCCGCTATTATTTAACGCAGACAGCTTTGCTTTGATTGCATCTAAATTCATAATATAACTTTTATTGTTTATAACTTATTTAATATACGAAATTGCTTTCAATTCTCCAACTCTACGATCTTAAATAATTTAGTATTCACTCTTTTTAATTCCGGACCTTTCGTTAACAGAATACAGTTTTTGTAATCAGTCCAGTTAATCTTGAAAGTAGTGTCTAATACTCCGTTATTAAGTTCCTTGATTAGGGTATTGAGGGCGTTTATCGTATAGAGGGTATTTGCTTCTTTCTTCCGATGTACTAAGATAGTATTGTTGATGAAGTTAGAAACATTGCCAAAATCTACGTTGTAGGTACAAATATACTCATCTTGGCTTTTTGAATATAAGACAAATATCTTATTATAAATGATTCTGTATTTTTGTGTTATATTTTCTAGTGTTGCATCTAATTCCTCTCCTGTAGAGAAGGTGCAGAACAATTTATTACTCATATCCTCAGTTAAATATATTTGATCGATATCGTAATCGAATCGACTTTGAAACATAACATTTTCCATTTGTAATAATAAATATTAAAGGGTTTTACAAAACCAGGTTTCCTGATGTTTTTATTTTAACTGGATATTTTTCATTTTCACTTAATATCGATGCTAGTTCTGTTAATATATGCTCTCCATCTTCTTTAGCATAATCAAAAAGTATAGCATCGTATGTATATAAAGCTATTTTAGTTTTTTTATCTCTAAGATACTTTAACACATCTTTCAATATAAGAACATTTCTTGCAGTTTCCAACGATTGCATAATATAATTCATCAGCTTTTGCGGATGCATGTCTTTTAGTCTACTTTTAAAAGGCTTATTGCTGATAGGAGTATGGGCTTCTCCTTTACTAAAATCATCCCATAACTTATTAATATAGTCTTGAATCTTAATAAAGATCTCTAAATTTTGATATTCTTCTGGTATCCTTCCATAAATTGCTTGGAAATTAATTTGCTTAGATTCTTTATATTCTTCCTCAGTAATATCTTCTTTGCCAAAGTAATATTTACCTAGAGCTCTATGAGCTGATTGACCTTCAATTTTAAAACCTATTTGTTCAGATAGTAATCGAAGATGGTAACCGTCAAAGTCAAATTCTACAAAACAGTCGTACTGTGGTATGATAGATTTTCTATATTCCTCTATATGTGGAATAGCAGCAAAGTTTACGCTATTGAATGCATTAGTAGGTCTAGAGGTATTATTGTAGAGATTATAATAAGTATAGGTAATATTATCTTGTATGTTATACCTTGGTACATTAGGTTTAAAAAGTTCTACAAATGGCTGATATATTATTCTCAATCCGTGCTGTTCTAGTAAATAGAAAACCTTTACTGCAATATCGTTATAAAATTTAAAAGAATCCTCACAAGGTTCTTCTATATACTTCTCTACTAGATCGAATATTTTCTCTCTCTGTTCGTGTAGTTTACTTAGAGGAACTATTTGATTAATATTATCAAAATCTTTAAATTTATTATAAAACCAGTTGATAGTAGATAAATTACTTGGAAGTTCTATTTTTTCGTGATACCAAAACGCTCTCCATAAACTAATATCGATAGCTTCTATGAGCGGGAAATGATATAAAAGATTCTTTTTATCTAGAACGTAAACTTTTTTATAAGAATTAAGTAACTTTAAAACAATAGTTTTGTCTACATTTAATCCTTCATCATGGTTTATAGGGATAATGTACCCACCAGAATCATCTAACGGTCTGATATAAACAGCAACAACTGTAGTTAGTTTAGGATGAAAATTATCGTTAGAAGATATGACATCTACATAGGCGTCAGTATCTGTGTAACTTTGCAGTCTATCTAACTGCTGTTCATTTTCTACAATATAAAACATTTTTTATAACCTTTTACCTAAGATACGAACTATTCTGCTAAGATCAAACTTAACATTGCTTTATATCAAAAAGTTTTCCATTTCTATCAATCTTAGCTGTATAATCTCCATAACCTTCTACTCGAATTGTATAGAATAAGTCAAAAGATTCTGGTGATTCTATTTTTGGATTAATGTTAGGTATTTTTCTAATCGGGAGGTATATGTTACCTTGAACTGCATTTTTAGTTCTATAATATATAATATCTTTTTTAGGATTACCTTGATCGTCTAGTAAGGGCCCTTCTTGATTGTATACCTTCATACTAATTGGAGTAAATGATCCACAAGATCTTTCTGCACTTGGATTTCCAACTTGTGCTTGATACCATGTTAATGATTTAGCATAAGCAGTAGTTGAATCAGCAGTTCGTGTACCTTCTTCAGCTGCGTTAGCCCCTTCATTTACCAGTGCTTGAGGCAATTCTGATAATGGTGGTAATTCTTCTGCTTCTATCACTTTTTTATTAGAAACCCCTACTACAGGCCCATTGATTCCTCTAGTCTCAATTGTAGTAAGTTCGCTTTTTTCTTTCTTTAGTTGCTTAAATTTAGATGCTTCTTCTACTACGAACTGTTTCAAATCAGAAAGGAATTCTCTCATACCCGGTATTATTTCTTCAGCTTGTACTACAACGTCTCTATTCCTTGCTATAGCCCCAGGATAAATGTATCCATTTACTGTTTCATCTTCGGAGGGTCCCAGTAGGTTCCATTCTAACTTAGTTCTTCTATAGTAGCCTTTATCAGCAATACTTTTATATGTTTCAGACGTTATTTCTTTTATTTCTCCATTTCGCACATCCTGTAAAAAATATCTTCTAAAAGTACCTTGTATGTAGTCTTCTTCGGTTGGTTTAGGGTAATAAAAAGCTTCTGTTGACTTATTTTTAAGTCCAGGAAGAACCGTATTATAAGCTGGGTTCGATCCTATATTTTCAATTAATAATCTTGCTTTAGCGAAATTTCCTTTTTTCAGATCTTCAAACGCCATAGTATATTTACTTCCCCAAGAAGTTACAACACCTACTACTTCGTTAACCGGTTCGTTTGCTAAATCAGTATACTTAGCATAATCATTAGACGGTTCACCTGTAGATTGTCCAAGTTTATCAATAATAAATTGAGAACCTGGCACATAACTTAATATATCGCTTTTGATTGACATCTTATAATTTTATTTCTTTATTGTTCATTAATACATAAGAGAACTTAGTTGCTTTAGTTGCTTTTTGACTTTTATTTACTAACTCCATCAACCTGTTATGTTGTTTTTCATTTGCAAATACCTGACATCCTGCAGACCAGTTATCTACTGTTTTATCTGCTGCAGTAGACGCTCCTGAGTTATGTAATTGCATTCCGCCGCCATCGCTGAATAAGCCTGCTAAATTAGGTGAAGCACTTAACTTTCCTACTGGAGAAACTGCTAAATGAAGCCAGTTATCACTATAATTCTTATCTCTATGAGCAGTTTGATATGAAACTGATCTTAAAGCAGCATGAGGTTTTGCACTACCGCCGTGGTGGCTGCCTGGAGTATACTGGTTAATGTATTGCTTTTCTTGCATAATACCTACACCATTTGGATTTTTGCTTTGAGAAGAAAACTTTCTGTTAGTAGATAAAGCAAAACTTGCTCCTGGTACTGTTGTTGCTGGATAACTTTCTGCAAACTTCTGTCCATTTTCTATCCATGCTACTATTACAATATCTGTAAATTTATTAGTAAGAGGATGTTTGATACCACCGGCTCCGTCACTAATCTGACCAGCTGTGTTTCTAACACCTACTATATTTAACTGCAATTCTCCACTATACCACACATACTTCTTACCTAGTACAGCTTCTTTTACTTTATCGTAAGATACGTTTGTACCTAGTGCAGTTTGAGTCTGTAATACATCTGTACCAGCTGGATCTGATGATCCTTCTACTGGGGCAGGTGGTAATTGTGGTACAGCTGTGCCTGCAGTAGCGACCATTAACGCCATAAGATTTTTTGCATTAGGTACAGATTGAAATTTGCTTAAGTTATACATCAAAGCACCTATCTCTGTCTTCCATCCATCTACTCCAATACTATGGTCTACTTTTGTAATAATAAATCCAATATTACCAGAAGAATATGCTCTTGGTAATATTTTCATTGTTGTATCAGATAGTTTAAAAGTTTCTCCAATTCTAAATCCCCCTATACCGTGTAGAGTAAATGATAATTCCACTGGAATTGTCCCTGGAGCAGGTATACTATCAGCACAGTAAAGGCTTACAAACAGAGATTGGTATTTCTGATGCCCGGATTGAATACCTTTAAATAAATCAGGATCGTATTGCTGGTCAGTAAACATTCCAGTTCCGTTAAATTTTTCAAAAGCTTCTTGACACCTGTCATTCCATTCTGCTTTTTCTTTCATGTCTTTTGCTAAAGCATCTGCATCATCTTGAGATACTTGAGTAGCACCTTCATTCGTTCTTGGAAAGATTCGATCGTAATGTCCTCTATTCCATTGTAACATTTCAGCTACGTTTTGTTTTGTTCCAGTTCCAGAGGCTTGAGCAGCAATAGAAACTTGACTTGCTAATTTATTAGTAATTTTAGATTCAGTTTTAATATCATATGCAAAAGAACCTAGACCTACTAAATCTATTTGTGCAGGATTAGCTGCTTCACCTGATAGTCTACACTTTCTGTCTACAATAGACCATTCGTCTTTTTCTTCATCGTAGTCTAAGTCAAATTCATTTATACCTCCAAGTGCTTCTGCAACCCCACCTAATATAGCTTTCATTACATCTAATACACCAGGTTCAGTTTCTTTAGCTTGATCGTCATCGTAAATACTATCTATTTTTTCATACAGATATAAATTAGATATACATATATCAAGTATATCAT